CGGTGACCCCGGGGGGGTTGCGGAGCTGCGACCCGCCGCGCATGATAGGGGCAGACGCGGGAGGGCCGGCCCTGTTGCAACACGGCCGACCAAGCGAGCGCGAGCGGATGGCCGTCGTCTCTCCGCCCTTTCAAACGGGACGGCGTCCGCCCGGCTCGACCCGCCCAGCCGAAAGGGGCTCAGATGCGGACCCTGTCGCAGGTTTTCCTATTCGTCGTTTTCGCCGGCGCCTTTCTCGGCGGCCTGATGCTCTGCGCCGAGGTGGGCGGCGCCGCCGGCCTGCCGGTGATCGTCGCGGCTATCCTGGGCTTGATGGCCGTAGACGCCTGCAACGACCTCCATTCGATCGCCGTGGGACAACGGGAGCTTTTGGCCGGCATCCGGAAGCTGGCCGAGACGCAAGCGCGCGAAGAGAGCGGGCCCGACCTGGGCGACTGGCAGGACCAGCACATCGCGCTGAGCGAGACCGAGGCGCGGGCCGCGTCGGCCGGCGGTTCGCATGCCGCCGGGCAGGGCGCGAAAGCCGCGAAGAGTCGCCCACTGCCCGCTGCACACCGCTCACCGCCCACTGCTCAGGCCGACGACTTCGACGCCGCGATCGCCGCGGACCTGGCCGGGGCGGCGAAGCGGCCGCCGCTCCGTTGAGCGCCAAGAGTGAGAAGGGTGAGAAGAGTGAGAAAAAGGCCGACGATTCGCCCCAAGAAGTCCACCGCGAGACGATCCTCTTGATCGTGCTGGGGGCCCTGCTGGTGGCGCTCATCAAGGCCTGCGGACTGTAGCCGTCGGCTACACCGGCTCAATAGAGGTTCACGCCCGGCCGGCTGGCGATCGGGACGATCGCGATCCCGTCTCCCGGAGAGCAGCTATTTGTAGCGGATCATGAAGGCGATGGCAAAGTAGAGTGGCCGGTTATCTGTGTCGTTCTCGCCGTTGGCAGAGCCGCCGTGCGTCCACCCGGGATAAGCATTGCCAGCGGCATCGTATTCCAGCGTCGTGTTGCTGCTGTAGAAACCGGGAGCGCCGGAGGCAATTTGAGCGCCGGAGGTCATCTTGTGAAGGTGACTGGCGTGGACCCCATGACCGTTCTCTGTCGTGCCGTGCCAGCGATAGCCGCCCGTGGAACCCAGGGCTTCATCCCCCGCGCCGTCGCTATTCGCGGGATCGGCGCCCATCACGAATCGCGTCCGCAAATCCGGGCTGCCGTTCGAGCCGTCGCAGAGGCACCAGCCATAAGGGATGCTAGCCACGCTCCCCGACCAAAGCGCGATCGTCCCGATCTTCGGCCCCAGGTATGAGCCGGTGGCCACCGCATTGCCCGACAGGTCGCTCTGGTATTCGATGATGTCGCCGGCGTAGGACGGCGAACCGGAGTAGGAGGCGTAGACCTGCGGGTCCTGCGAACCGGACCGCGGAAGGTAGACGTTGAACGCCGAACCGGTCACGCTGCTCCCGTCGCGCTTGCAGGCCTTGACGGAGACGTAGGAGCCGTTGCCGCCGGCGTTCACCCAGTCAGCTTGGGCGACGCCGTAGGAGACGACGGACGATGCCCCAATGATCGCGTACCAGAGATCGTCCGCGCGGTCGTAGTAGGCTGTGACCCACGAGTTGGCCGGCAGGGCCGTGGGCGTCGGATTGCAGAGCGAGATGGCATGGGTCGAGTCGACCCAATCGTTGGTCTCCCAGAAAAGCTCCGCCTGTCCGGAGGGGACCGGGCTTCCGGTGATGCAGGCCGCAATGGGTGAGGTGCCGACCTGCACCGTTGCCAGCAAGGAGAAGTCGCCCCAGACGATCTCGAAACGGCCCAGGTTGGGATAGTTCGGGTCGCCCGAAACCGTCGAGCCGGAGGGGTTCCACTTCACCAGGCCGCGGGTGCCATAGTAGCCGTGACTCAGGCTGCGGGCCCGGCCCACGCCGAGCGTGGCGACGTTGACCGGCGTCGCCTGGTCTGGAATCCAGTAAAAGGTCTGGGCCGTCTCGGTCCCATAGGTCGCTCCGGTGTCCAGGAGCACGCCGATAAGCGTCTTGGGCGTCGAGCCGCTGTATGGACCGGGCACATGATCCGCCGTCAGCTCGAACGGCCGCAGGCAGCTGGCGGCCTGCGCGAGCACGAGCACGGTTCCCGTCGCCGTATCGACGTCCAAAACAAGAAAACCCGGATACCCCGGCCACAACTTGAAACTGCCGGGTTTCGGGCCCCAGATCTGGCCGGGGCTCGGCACGGGTCCCGAGCTGTCGTAGAGGGCGCGGACAGGGAACTCGACGGCCAGGTCGGCCAGGCCGCCGCCGAAGTAAGGAATTTGCTGGCTACGGTTGACCCAGAAGGGCGGCGACGCGGAGGTGCCGGCGGCCTGGATGCCTTGGATCGGCCAGACGCCGCGGGGCACCACCAGCATGTCGCCGCCTGGCTGCTCGCAGAACACGCCGAAGGGCGGAAGAGGGGAATTCGTGCCGTCCGTCCACACGAAGGGCGTGCCCTCGGGTCGCACGGGGATCGGCCGGCCCTGGCGGCCGGCAGATCCGCCGCGGACCCGCGACTCCACGTCGCGGACGGCGGCGCCGATGCGGACGGCCTGCGGCTGGTCGAAGAGAACGTAGTCCGGCATGGGAAGTTGTCGGTTGTCAGTGGTCAATGGTCAGTCGCGACGGACAACTGACAACGGACACCTGACTAGTACGGCGGCACGAGGTCGAGCGGCCCGAAGTCCACCGGCAGGGCGTTGGCGAATTTCAGATAGACGTTCTGCGCAATGGCCGGGGTGAGGACGTGGCCCGTGCCGTCCAATCGGACCGCGCGGCCCTCGACAAAGCCGTCCTGCACGATCGGCACGGGATTGTTGTTCACGTCGAGCATCTTCGGGCCCGCGTCGAGGATGCACTCGAAATCGAAGGCCCCGACGAACGGCGACACGGCACTCCCCGCGATCGTGCCGGGGACGGTAATCCGCGGGCTTTTCAGCACCGTGTAGGTGCAGTGGTGCCAATACTGGGCCTGCTCGTAGACCTCGCGGACGGCGATATTCTGGATCAGGGCCTCGCCGGACTGCGCACCTTGCCAGCCGTTCTGATTGCAATGGTTCAGGTAATTCGCGTCGGAGTCGCGGTTGCCGACCTGTTCGAAGCGCTCGATCGTGTAGACCTGGACGTAGATCGGCCGCGAGGGGGGCGGATCGAAGGGCGTGCCGGCGGAGTCACAGTACTTCAGGCCGTTCAAGTCGCAGGGCCAGAATTTCTGCAGGGGCTGGAACGTATAGCCCCACACCGGGCGCCGCTGGTCGGGCGGCTTTTGCTGGTCTTGCGGATTCCCTTCCTGGAGCGTGCTCCATTCGCAGTCCACCGACCAGTGGTACGGGGCGTCCCTGTTCTGGACCGGCTCGATCTTGCGGCAGATCGCCAGCAGGTCCTGCGGGTAGGGCGAGAACCCGTAGATCGGCAACAGGCCCGAGAAGAGGATGTTCCGCACGCTCTCGGTGGGGACGTTCGAGCGGAGCGTGAACGTGGTGCTGTAGGTCCGCTCGCCGCGCGGGCCGAGCGCGAACTTCACCACGCCGGGCTTGACCCAGAGGACGGACATGGGAGGTGTCAGGTGCTAGGTGTCAGGTGCTAGGTGTCAGGAGGGTGCAGGCTGACACCTGACACCTCTCACCTGACACCTAGAAGCCGGGCGCGGGGCCGGCGACGATCGGGTTTTTCACGGCCGACTCGCGGACGGCCTTTTCGATGTCCGCGAGTTTCTGGTTCGCCTGGCGGGCGAGCTGCGTCTTGGGGTCGTTCAGTTGAGACTGGACCATCATCGAGTAGGCCTCGCGGCTGCCGGCGGCCATGGCGGCAACGGGCGAGACGGTCTGGACGTCGGCGGTGGCCTCGCCCAGGGCCTGACGGCGGAGGTCCTTCTCCCGCTTGGCGAACTGCTCCGGAGTAAAGTCCTTGCGGGAGGCCTCGAGGTCGCTCATGGACTTCTTGAAATCGGCGGCCCAGTCCTTGATGCCGAGGTTCTGGCGGTGGGTCAGGTCCTCGGCCTCGCGGCGGCGGGCGGCGTCCTGGGGCTGGGCCTCGGCGATCTTCGCCAGCGCGGCCGCGTGCCGCTCGGCCTCGTTCTGGAGGGGCGTGCCGAATCCCATCTCGGCCCAATAGTTCCGGGTGGCCTGGCGGTCCATGCGGCTCCACTTGTCCCTGGCGGCGTCCCCCTTGTCGGAGTATTGCCAGTAGGTCTCCGCGTTCCGTTGGCCCTCGGCGAGCCGCTCGGCGGGCGTCTGGGACTGGCCGAAGAGGGACCAGGCCCCCTGGATCTCGGAACCCTCCCGGCGCTGTTGGCGCATCAGGAGGAGTCCTTCCTGGACCTGCGTGCCGGTGCGGCCGGTCGCTTTGGCGGCATCGATGTATCGCTGCTCGCCGGCGAGGTCCGCCGGGCGGCCCCGGTCGTCGGCGTTGGCCCAGTTCGCCCGCGCCTGGAAGGCCGAAGACTCCATGGCCTTCATGTCCGCGGTGGCCCGCTCGACGGCCTCGGCCTGCGCCTGGAGGGCCTGGGCGTCGGCCCGCGTGGCGGCGTCGATCTTCTGCTGGGCCAGGAGAGCGGCCTCGTATTCATCCGCATGCTCGACGCGGTAATCCTGCTGGCGGCGGCGGCCCTCCTTCTCGGCCGTGAAGGGGTTCTCGCCGTGCAGGAGGTCCGCGGCCATGCCCCAACCGCGATAGAGGGTACCGGTCAGGCCCGCGCTCGACCCGACGCCGCCGGCGGCGGCGTGCCCGAGGCCCGAGAGGCTGTCCATCATGCCCTTGAACGCGGCGTCGTTGGCGGCGATCTCGGCCCGCTCGAGCGCGGTGACGAGCTTCGATTCGGCCAGGGCGTCCATGTTCTGGCGGAGGTGCGAAAGGACGGGGATCATCTCGTCGCCCGCCTTGCCGAACATATCGACCGCGGCCTTTGCCCGATCGGTGGGATTGGTGACCTTCCCGAAGGCGTCGGCCACTTCGAGCATCGCATCCTTCAGGGGCTCGGCGCGGAGCTTCGCGGCGTCGAGGCCCATTTCGCCGAAAACGGCGTTCGGCTCGGCAACAGCCCTTTGAAAGTGGCTGCCCATCTCCTCGCTGACGCCGGCCCCCATGAGCTGGCTTGCGCCGCGGGTGCCCTCTCCCCAGGCCTCCGCGGCGTGGCCGACCTCGCGGACGTAATTCCGCCTCTCCCGCTCGTGCTCGATGTATCCGCCGGCGGCCAGGGTGCCCAGGGCCAGGAGCGGATTTCCATTGACGAACTTGGCCGCGCCGCCGAAGATTCCCCCCAGGCCGGCCTTCTCCCCCAGCTCGGTTACGGCCTTTTCGAGTTCGCCCGCAACCTTCTTCTTCACGTCGCCGATCGTGGCGGCCGTTTGCGCCGCCTCGCGGGTGAGCTCGACGCGGGCGGATTGGCCCAAGCCGAGCTGGTCGGCCAGGCGGCCGCGGTGGCGGCTAGACGAGGTCTCGCCGCCGGCGGTCTGCGAGCTGGCCAGGAAGGAGCCTTCGCCCTGCATGGACTTGGACCAGGCCTCCTGCTCGCGGCTCGCCCGTGCGGCGGACTGCCGGATCGAGTCGAAGGCCCGATCGAAGCGGGCGGCCATCTTTTCGGCCGCCGCGCCACCCTGCTCGAGCGCGCCGGTGAAGCCGGCGACGTCGGCCAGAAGGTCCCATCGCAATTTTGCTACGGCGTCGGACATGGCAGGTGTCAGGTGCTGGGTGTCAGGTGTCAGGAAAACATAGCCAACGGCTACAGTCCGGCGGCATCAGACCTGACACCTGACGCCTGACACCTCTCACCTACTGGGCCCGGCCGAGCCGGACGGTGCAGGGCAGGTCGTCGAGGAGCGTGCGGACCAGGCCGCCGGGCAGGTCGGCCTCGACGGCGTAGCGGTTGTCGCCGAGCGTGCTGCTGGCGGCCATCGTAGCCGTGTTGGCGTGGAGCGGCTGGAAGACGATCTCTTGCGGGCTGCTGTTGGCCACCAGGGAGCCGGTGACCGTCAACTGCGGGCCGGCGGCGTTGCGGACGTAGAGCGTCAGGGTGGTGCCGTTGGCGGAGAGGTTCGGCCAGTTGCCCGGGTCGGAGAACGGCAGGACCTGGCCGGTGTTCGAGGTGTAGTCGTCGCCCACGGTCAGGGTCATGGCGCCGGAGTTCGGGTCGATGGGCAGGAGGTCCGCCAATTGGACGAGGCCCAGGGAGCCCATCGAATTGTCGTCGACCTGGACTCCCACCAAGACACTGTCGGCCGGCGGGACATAGCATTGGCCGAAGGTATGGTCGACGGCGACGGCGTGCCGCACGTCGGCGGCCGCGGGCACGACGCAGGTGCCCGAGTTGCCGTCGCCGCGATTGACGCCGAGCCGCACGTCGTAGGTCGACGGGTAGAACTGCGGGCCGCTGCCGATGATCGGCGCGCCCGGGTCGCCGTAGGAGGTGCCCGCCAGGGCGTCGGCGGCGGGGCAATCCGTCCGCGTCCCCAAAACCATATCGCCGCGGTTGGTGCCGAGGGCGACCTTGCCCGGCGCGGCCAGGTTCAAGGCCGTTTCCTTGGCGAAAAAGAAGGGCTCGCGGACCAGGAACTGCCAGGCCGTGTTCTGGGGGAAGAGGCAGGCCAGCAGGCCGCCCTCGCCGTCGCTGCGGATCGCCGGCGCGCCGTCAAAGGCGGCCTGGTACGCGTTGTAGCCCTGCCAGAGCGGGGACCTGGCGTCGAGGTGCCAGGTGCCGCCGGGATTGGCCGTCGAGCCGGCGTCGTCGCAGTAGTAGAGCGCCGGGCGGCCGCGGGTGTCCATCGGATCGCTGTATTCCCACTCGTTCATCGCATCGACGAGGAGGAAGAGGCGGCCGTTGACGAGGTTCGGCAGCGAGCAGATCGGGCCGCCGGCGAACACGACTTCGGCCTTGGTGCTCACGGCGCCGGCGTGCTGGACGGTGGCGGCCTGCAGGTTGGCGGGCGTGGCCCCCAGGGAACTCGTCCAGCCGTTGGCGGTGGGGCTCCAGGTGAGGATCAGGGTGCGGAGGTAGGTGTTCGTCCGCAGGAAGAGCATTACGCGGGAGTTGCCCGAGGAATCGGGGCTGATCTCCGACGCGGAGACCTCGCCCCAGCCGGTATTGCCGTCGGCGTCGGCGGCGGTGAAGTCCCATTTCTGGGAGCTCCATGCGGCGCCGGCATTCGCGCTCCAGGTCAGGACGAGCGGGCAGGCCAGGTTCGACGCGCCCTGGTAGACGTAGATCGTCCACGGCACGAGCCACATGCCGGCGGCGTTGCCCTGGGTCAGGACCGGGCAACTGTAGCTCGTCTGGGCGTAGAGGTTGTTGGCGGTGGGGTAATCCGCGGCGAAGTCGCCGGCGCAGGTGTAGGCCTTGACGGGCGTCTTGCCGGTCTTCGAGGACTGCTCCGCGCCCCAGGTGACCGTGGTGCCCGAGCCGCCGATCGTGCCCACGCGGGCGGCCATCTCGCACCAGGCGGTATTGCTGCCGGCCTCGCCCCCGAATCCGCGGGTGGAGACCACCAGCAGGCTCGGCTGGCCGGCCGCCGCGCGGACGGGATCGAGGAGGACGCGGCCGGAGTAATAGTTGCCGTTGCCGGCGATCGCACCGCCCGGCGACCCCGTGTCCTTGAAAAAGGCCACGCCCGCGCCGTCGGGCTGCTGGAAGGTCCAGTCGTTCAGGACCGGCGCGGCGGCGGCGACGTTGTCCACGGCCCCGCCGGACAGGGCCACCTCGCAGCACCGCTCGACGTAGCTGGTGCCGTAAGTCTGCTCGCTGGCGTAGATCAGGCGGCCGCCGGGGAGCTGCGCCACGTCGGGGCCGAAGTAGTGGATCAGGGAGCCGGAGGCATAGGTGATCGAGCTCAGCGGCAACGCGCGGATGCCCGAGCCCTCGGCGGCCGGATCGAACGTGCCGATGCCGAAACGCACCTCGTAGAGGTAGGTCGTGTTGACCAGCGTGTCGGTCAGGGTGTACTGGCCGAGGTCGATCTCGGCGTTGATCGCCGCCGTGCCGGGCGAGCTCTGCGAGGCGCCGAGGTTGGCGTTGTGGACCCACTTGGCGGCCAGGCACCACCACTTGGCGCCGTCGGTGGGACAGGTGCAGCCGAAGACGATCGGCGGGGCCTGGATCCAGGTTTCGCACAGGACCGCCGGCGTGCCCAGCGGGTTGCGCGGATCGGTCCCCGCGTAATCCACGGCGCGGAGGACCTGGCAGACGTTGATGCCGATGACGTCGCGGAAGGTGGTGGTGTCGAGATCGAGCTGCGGCCACGGCGGGACGGCCGTCGTGCCGCCCCCCTGGCCCCAGCCCTCGCCGCCGGCGCCCAGGGCGTTGTCCTGGCAATAAAAGGCGCGGGCCGTCGAACTGACGCCCAGGGCGCCGAAGAAGAGCCCGGGGTTCAGCAGGCCCGTCAGGTAGAACTGGATATTGTGCGTGGTGGGCGCGAGCTTGAATCGGGCGAGCAGGAAGGTGCCCGCGTAGGGAAACACGGTGAGCGGGTTTCCCGAGGCATCGCAGTACGGGAAGAGGTCGAAGCTGTTGTTGGGTGAGCCGCCCGAGGTGAATTTCAAGTGCCGCTGTTGCTGGCTCGAACCGTTCTTATGGGCCCAGGCCCAATTCGTGTCGCCCGTGCCGGCCCGCTTGACGTAGAACCGCCCCTGCTTGCAGCCCGCCGTGGCGAAGCCCGACGCGGTGGGGGCCGAGTCGCAATCGTAGGTGCCGTTGTCCCACAGGGACCAGAAGTAGTCTTGCGGGTCGTAGGGGTTGGACATGGGAGGTGTCAGGTGCTAGGTGTCAGGTGTCAGGTGCTAGAAGCCGGGCGCGGGGCCGGCGACACCGCCTCTTTGGGTTTCATCAGCTCGCAGAGCTCCTCGAAGAAGGCGAGGACCCGGTCTTCGGGGAGGAAGGGCTTCGGCGGCTGCGCCGCGCGGAGGTAGTGCATGTACTCGACCGGCTCGCGGGGATCGACCCCGTGCAACGCGGCCAGGTGCATGATGAGCGTGCCGATCGCGAAATCGGTCCGCTCTTCGCCCCAGGGCTCGAGGTCGTACAGGTCCTTCCACCGCCGGAACTGCCCGGCCGGGATCTCTCTCAGGAACCGGTCGACGTCGGCGGTGCGGCCGACGGTGCGGGCGAGGAGGTGGGCGAACCATTTTGGGCCGTGCTCGCGGCAGTCGGCAAAAAACCGCGGCGGTTCTCCTCCGTCAGCCCGTTGGCCTCACGCGCGGCGTGATACAGCCGCTCCATGACGAGGGTTTCCTTGGCGGCCATGGCCGGGGCGTCGGAGTCCTGCAGGACCCGGTTGGCGTTGGCGTCCCGCAAGACCTTGCAGACCAGTCCCGCGCGAAAAAGGCCCTCGTCGGCCTCCTGGCCCGCGCCGGAACTGGAGATGCTGCCGAGGTCCGCCTCGGACAGCGTGCCCAGGAAGAGCCGGCCGTCGACGGCCGGCCACTCGGGCGTGGGCGGGGCCGGCGTCAAGGGGACGTCGGCGGCGTTGCGGGTGGCGAGCAGCGAATCGCGCAGGGACATGAGAGGCTCCGAAGGGTTATGTCCGTCGTCCGTTGTCAGTTGTCAGTTGACAACCGGCATCACGGCGTGCTGTTCGTATCGGTCGTCGGGGCGTATTCGGCGTCGCCGGTCCAGTTGGCGTCGGAGCGGCCGCTCGTCGAGACCGACATGCACTGCCAGGTGTTGCCGGGCACGACGAGCGAGCTGCCGTTGCCCAGGACGATCGCCAGGGCGCCGACGGCGCCCTGCGTCGGGCCGGTGACGCCGCCCAGGCCGATCGAGATCGCCGCGTCGGGGATCCCCAGCTCGAAGAGCTTGATGAGGTCGCCCGGTTCCCAGACGGGGATCTTTTCGCCGCCCTTCTTGAGGGAAACCGAGGTGATCTTGCCCTGGCTCACGCCGCCGAGCGTGAGGGTGGTGCCGTTGAAATTGCGTTGCCAGGCGGGATTGGACATGGGAAGGTGCTGGGTAAGAGGTGTCAGGTGTCAGGGGCCAAAGCCCCGGGACCGCGTCCCGGGGATGATCGGTCGGATCAAGGCCGCGCATGCCGCACGTACTGCACGTCGTAGAGCTGATTGACCACGTAGGCGTAGAAGGTATCCGTGCCGAGCTGGATCTCGCCCGCCTCGTCGAACTCGTCCGCGAGGTGCCAGACGGAGTGATGCTCGTCGACCCAGCCGGACAGGCCGGTCGGGCCGTTTCCATTAGGGTTCTCGGCGTCGCCGGCGACGGCCGAGGCCAGCGACCAGGCCATCTCGTAGGGCCGCAGGTTGCCCTGCGAGAGGCTGACGCAGCTCACGCGGAGCCGCATCGTGTAGGAATTGCTGCCGCCGTCGGCGTCGTTCCACGGGACGTTCGAGAGCACCTGGTACACCACCGCCGGATATTGGCTCGGCGAGGGCACGAGGACCGGCAGGACGTTTTCGCCGACGATCGCCGCAACCGCGGGGATTTTTTTCAGGCGGGCGGTGAGTCTGGCCTGTGGGAGCATCGAGTCCTCAGTGCTCAGTGGCCGGTCGTCAGTTGCAGCCGACAAGTGACGACTGACGACTATCCGGCGGCGTTTTCCTCGACGCCGTCTCGCACGGCCGCTTCGAAGGCTTCGTCCATCGCCGCCCGGCACTTCTCGAAGGCCGGCAGGGCGATGGGGTGCGGTTTCACGAAGCCGACTACGCGGCCGGCGCCGGTCAGGGTCCTGTTGTCGGCCTTCGGGGCCCGGCCGGCGATGCGGGCGACCGTGCCGCCGACCACCATGCGGTGGCCGTGCTCGACGAGCCAGCCGGCCGCGCCCAAGGGCCACTCGAAGCCGACCGCCGTGTACTCGATCCCGTTGGCGTAGTGCCGGGTGACCGCGACGGCCGAATCGCTCAGGTGCGCGATCCGCCGCTTCAGGGTCCGCATGTTCACGCGGATCTCGCCGCGGCCGTCGTGCTCCCGGGCCTCGGCCTTCAGGCTCCGGACGCCGACTTTCGCCGCGTTGTGCAAGGCCTGGCGGACGATCTTCGTCGAGAGCTGCCCCGGGAATTTTTCGAGGAACCTCTTCAGCTCGTCGAGGCCGTGGACGGTGAAGGAAACGGCGGACATGTCAGTCGTCAGTCGTCAGTTGTCTGCAACGGACCACGGACAACCGACTAGGGATGCTCCTTGCAGCTCAGCGTTATCCACCGCTCCAGGGTGTCGGGCGTCGAGGCGACCGGATAGAGCGTGTGGCCGTTGTCCGTCAGGAGGCGGCACTTCTGGGTGATCCGCGGGTCGAACCGCACGAGGACGGTTACGGTGGCCTCGGCATGGACCTGCTGGGCGGCCAACAGCTTGCGGCCGTCGAGCCACTCGATCTCGGCCGGGACCATCGAGAGGCCCTCGATCGTTTGAAACACTTCGGCCGCGTCGCCCATTTGTCCCGGCGTGCTGAGCTGCGGGGCCTGGACGCTCACGCGGTGGCGGAGCCGGCCGGCGTCGAGGCGGTAGAGCATAGGAGGGATTGGGGATTGGGGATTGGGGATTAGAGAGGCCAATCCCTAATCCCCAGTCCCTAATCCCCCGTTCTTCAGGCGTACTGGCCCCAGTCCTCGAGGCTCAAAAGCGCTTCGAGGCTGTGGGGCAGCGGGTTGACGGTGATCCCCGGGCCGATCGTCGTCGGTTCGCGGTCGCGGTACCAGCCGGCCGCGGCCAATAGGATCGCGTGCCGCAGGCCGGGCGGGACCTCTTCCGGCGTGCCGTAGCCCGCGGTGAAGGTGACTTGGACGGCATTGTAAAAGCCGGTGATCTCGGGGAGTTCTCCCAGGTGGTTAGCTTCGATCGTGGGCCAGGTGCGGCTATAGCCGCGGGTCACCGGCCAGATCAGTCCGTAGGCCGGCTGGACGCGGGCCGGCCAGTTCTGGCTGGCCACGTCGAATTGGTACTGGTCCGGCGGCAGGATCTGCGAGTTTCCCTCGGTATCGGTGTATTCGATCTGCGTTACCGTCTGGACCGGGCACCGCTCCAGCACGATCTCGTTGGGGAAGGCGTCGAGATAGCAGCACCAGGTGGCCGTGAGGAGCTGGCGGCTGAGGGTACGCTCGATCCATTCGACGGCCTTTTTCACGAGTCCCCGCAGGTACGGGAATTCCTGCGGGTTGCTGACGAAGCACTGCCGGGCCGCCTCCTCCGTGGAAACGACCTCCAGGCAGGGATCCGGCGGTACGAGCTGCTGGTAGCGCATCGGTGGTCAGTTGTCGGTCGTCAATTGTCGGTCGTAACGGACAACTGACCGCGGGCAACGGCCGCCTCCTCCAGGGCCTTGCCGCCCGGCGTATCGAGGTCGTGCCGGTAGGTGCCCCAGGGCAGGACGTTCGAAAAGGCGTAGCCGCCGGCGTGGGTCAGGCGGACCTTGCGGGTGATGTAGCTCTTGATGCCCAGCTCGTGCAGTTTTCTGGAGAAATACCAGTCCTCCGACTCGGCGCGGACCTTGAACTTCCCGTCGGCTCCGTCGCGGAACACCTCGCGGGGGAAGTGGAAATCGGCGATGAGGCGCCCTTCCGCATCCGTGCTGCGGAAGGCCTCCTGGCGGAGGTCGCACATCCAGCAGCCGTCGTTGTGGAGGAAGATCCCGCCGGGATGGCCCGCGTCGGCCGCCGAAAACGTTTCCGGCAGGCTCGAGTCGAAAAGCTCTCGCACCGTGAACCGGCGATACGGGTGCCACGGGTCGGCCGGGTCGCCGATCCCGGAGCTGGTGACGCCGCGGCCGTCTTTCAGGGGCACCGCCACGCTAACCAGGTCCGCCCCGAGCCGGTCGAGCTCGTCGGCCAGCAGATCGAGCCAGCCCTCCTCCGGCGCGATGTCCGCATGGAGCATCGCGAAATGCGTGGCCTGGCCGGCCTCGGCCAGGTTCAGGGCGCTGGCCCACAGGTTGTTGAAACCGTCCCAGCTCCCCACGGAGAGCAGGAGGGCCAGATCGTGCCGTTGCGTGCCCCGGTACAGGGCCCGCGCGGTCTCGTAGGACATGCACGCGCCGCCCGGGCTGGGGAAGCCCAGGACGATCTGCTTGCGGGCATCGGGCTGGAGGATGTGCATGGGGTGCGGAAGGTGTCAGGTGCCAGGGGTCAGGCGTCAGACGGTGCAGGCCGACACCTGACACCTCTCACCCGACACTTGCTTCTCAGCCGACCACCGGGGCGGTCAGGTTCAGGTGCGGGGCCTTGGCGCCCGAGCGGACGTAGGTCACCGCGGCCAGGCTGTTGGCGTTGTCCATCGTGAGGACGGCGGCCACGTAACGCAGCGACAGGCCAGCGGCCTGGCCGATCTGATCGACTTCCTCGGCCAGGCACTCCAGGCACTGGTAGTCGGTCAGGTTGGCGTTGGCCGTGTTGCAGGCCCCCGAGGTCTTGATGAGGGTCGGGTTATCGCCGTTGGTGTCCGTGGCGGCGACGATCTCCAGCAGGGTAATCCCGTTGGAGTTGGCCGCCAGGTGCGTGGCCATCGCCAGGCAGGCGAAGATGTCGAATTCCTGCATGTCCACCCAGCCCAGGCTGGAGCAGACGTCGGCGTTGGTGTCGCTCGGGCTGTGCGGGCCCATCTGGATCGCCTCGCGGGCGAAGAGCTTCTGAGTCGAGACGGCGGAGGGACCGTTGGCGGGACTGATACCCATGGGAAAAACCTCGGAGAGAGGGGTCGGGGGTCAGGGGGATGGGGCCCCGTGGTCCGTCGTCCCTGGCCCGTTGCGAGTGACAACCGACCACTGACGACTGACGGCGAACCGAGCTTACGACCGCGTGGCCAGGGCCAGGAACGGGGAGAGCGTGCTGGCCGAGCGCCGCGGCGTGAGCGGTGTCCTCCACCAGCACTTGCCGGCGTTGCGGAGCCAGAACTTGAACGTACGCTCGTGGTTGACGAAGCGGACGTGGATGCTCTCGGCCGAGTTCAGGGGCTCGTAGGTCCCCTCGAGGTACTCGTCCCAGGTGCCGAGGATCAGGTCCCCGGTCGTGCCCAAGGTCTGGCAGAATTCGGTCGGGTAGGCGGGGCGGCCCAAGAGCCGTTCGGGTTCGCCGTCGCGGAGCGAGGCCTGCCACACCGGCACCGCCAGGGCGTTGGTGGCGCCGGCCGGACTGAAGTACAACTGCATGAGCTGCGGGAGGCAGTCATGGTTATAGAGCCAGACGGCCTTCTGGTAGCGGTAACAGCGGCTCCGCATGTTGATGACGTTCGTGTAGCTGATCGTCTTGGCCGTCTGGTTCGAGTCCTTGGCCACCGTCACGAGGCAGGGGGCGTTCATGACGCCCTCGAACTCGCCGACGCCCGTGCCGAAGAGCCGCTCGTTCAAGAGGTGAGCGGTGAACTGGTCCTTGAACCCCTGGGCCAGGAGGGCCGCGAAGCTCGTGGGCGAGTCGGCCAGCAGTTCCTCGGTGGCGTAGGCCAGGCCGAAGAGGCTGGTGGCCATCAGGGCCACGCGCTCCATTTGCATGCGGGTGGCCTGCTGGCTCTGGGTCTCGGCCCGGCGGGTGACCAAGAGTCCGCCGGTGACGGAGCCGGTGGAATGGTCCTTGTCGGTCCTGGCCGGGATCTCGACCTTGGGGACCTCCATCGGCACCTTGGTGGT